ATGAGCCGCGCCCAGCCGCAGGCCAGCGACTTGATCAAGCTGCGGCGCACCGCCATGCGGCTGGCCAATCATCTTCAGACGATGATGCCGCCGGTGCGGAAGCGCAAAGGTGAATCCGACGCCCCCAAGGCCAAGGACCTTCCCCCGGAATTCGAGCAGCTTCTCGGCCGCAACAAGGGCGTCATCGAAAGCTTCGGCACCTTGGTCGGGCTCGTCATCCGCCTGGTCGAGAAGGAAAGGGAAGCCGCCGCGCCCGGCGCGAACGATCTCGACTTTACCGAAGAGGACGAAGATGAGCTCGACCGCCGCATCCAAGCAGAGCTTGATCGTATCGCTGAGCGCCGAAGAGCAGCGGGAGGTGCTGAAGAACAGCTTTCCTGACGGCAAATCCAAGAAAATGGCCGTCTATGGCTGGCGCTATCGCGCACGGGGCAACCAGAGGCCGCCGGCCGACACGGACTGGATCGTCTGGCTGCTGTTGGCGGGGCGCGGCTTCGGCAAGACGCGCACCGGCGCCGAGATGATCGTCGCCGAAGTGAGGGCAAAGCGGGCGAAGCGGATTGCCCTCATCGGCCCCACCGCGGCGGACGTTCGCGATGTGATGGTCGAGGGTGAAAGCGGAATACTCAGCGTCGCCCCGCCTGACAGCCGGCCCGTCTATCAGGTCTCCAAGCGCCGGCTGGTCTGGCAAAACGGCGCGGTCGCCTTTTGCTATTCCGCCGACGAACCGCGGCGATTGCGCGGCCCCCAGCATGACCTGGCTTGGGCCGATGAGGTCAGCGCCTGGAGATTTGCCCAGGCCGCCTGGGATAATCTGATGCTGGGCCTCCGGCTCGGCAATCGTCCGCGCATCGTGGTGACGACGACACCGAAGCCGAGCCGGCTGCTGCGCGACCTGATCGCCGCGCCGTCCACGCGGGTGACCAGCGGTTCCACCTATGCCAACCGGGATCAGCTGGCCGCGACCTTCATATCCGCCATTGCCCGGCGCTATGAGGGCACGCGGCTGGGCCGGCAGGAAATCCATGCCGAACTGCTGGAGCAGGCGGACGGCGCGCTGTGGAGCCGGGCGATGATCGAGGCCGCGCGGATACCACGTGACGCCGCGGCCCCGCCCAAGCGGATCGTGGTGGCGATCGACCCGGCCGTCACTTCCGGCAAAGGGTCGGACGAGACCGGCATCATCGTGGCGTCGCTGGGCCGGGACGGGCTGGCCTATGTGCTGTGCGACGCCTCAGGCCGCTTCACCGCGGATGAATGGGCGCGGCGGGCGGTCAATCTCTATGCCGAATATCGTGCCGACCGCATCGTCGGCGAAGTGAATAACGGCGGCGAGCTGATCGAGATCCTGCTGCGCACGGTGAACCCGAACGTCGCCTATAAAGCCGTGACGGCGAGCAAGGGCAAGCAGACACGCGCAGAGCCGGTGGCCGCGCTCTATGAGCAGGGCCGCGTCCGCCATGCCGGCGGCTTTCCGGCCTTGGAAGACCAGATGTGCAACTGGGAACCGGGCGGCGGCGAAAGCTCGCCCGACCGGGTTGATGCGCTGGTCTGGGCGATCACCGAGCTGATGCTGGCCGAGCAGTCGGCCGGGATGATCGACTTCCTGGCACATGAGATCGAGCGCGGCAAAACAGCGCCGGCGGATTGATTTCCAACCTTTGACGATGAGGGCACGACATGCCGAAAACCGCACGCGCCGAACGAGCGGCGCCCACCCCGGCCTCACCGGCCCGCCACGAGCTGGCCGAGATATTGCTGGACCTGCGCGACGCCGAGCGAAAAGCCGCCGCCGCCCGCGCACCGGTGGCGCGTCTGGAAGCGGAAATCGCGCTGGAGGCCGCGGCCCGCGCCAGGCTCGCGGCGCTGGATACCGACTATGCCGCACGCATGGCCGCATGGGCCGGCAGCGGCACCGGCGCCGCGCCGGATCCCAACCTGAAAGCGCGGCAGGAAGCCAAGGGCGCCCTGCATGCCGCGACGCTGAAGGCGGAGGCCGCGCGGGAAGCACTCGCCAGGCTGCGTGATGACATCACCGCGGCCGACGCCAAACTCGGCGGCGCCAGGGCACGGATCAAGCCGGCCGTGGCCGGCGTGCTGCGCGAGGAAGGCGGCTGGCTCCTGGCCGAATATTGGCGCCGCTATGCCGACCTGGAAGAGGTGCGCCGCGACTTGGCGGCATTGGACCAAGTGCTGCTGACCGACTTCCCCACCACCCACACCCCAACCGGCCGCACGATCGTGGACTGGCTATCACCGGACAAACTCTCCGCCCCGGCGGCACTGCGGGCGGTCGACAGCGCCTGTGCGGAATTGGCCGGGGTGCGGGAGTTAACCGCCTATTGGCGGGAGAAGGCGGGTGAGCTGGGAAGGTGAGGGCCGCCTCACCCCCGCCGCAGAAAAGCAGACGTCAGCACCGAAAGCATGCCGCAATTCCACTCAAATAGGTTAGTAATGGCCCCACTACCGTCTAGATCAAAGACTGACTCGACATCCCTGTGATGCCCCAATGAAAGAGATCAAAGCGCTAACCGCATTGCGAGGTATCTTTGCAATATGGGTAGTTTTCTTTCATCTTTTGCCGGACTCACCCAAGTTCCCCGTGTTGATAATTAATAAAGGTTACTTAGGTGTAGATTTTTTCTTTATGCTAAGTGGCTTTATTCTAGCGGGTGCCCACGGCGCTCAATTTGAAGGCGGTCATTGCTTAAAAGCATACAGGCAGTTTGTCGCGAAGCGCTTTGTTAGGTTATTTCCTCTACATTTATTCATTTTGGCTTTTGTTTGTCTTACAATTTACCTAGAAAAAGGCTCACAGTATTGGGCTGGGTATATATTAGACGAGGCCAGTCTCGTGCATCGCTGGGGTTTTATCCACGCCCCACGCGTGGCGCTCAACGGCCCTGATTGGTCAATAAGTACAGAGTGGGCGGCCAATCTTTTATTTCCCATATTTATATTGCTCACCGGATTTTCGGCGAAATCATATATTAGAAGCATTTTAACTATTGTGTTATCCATTTTAACCATCATTTGGTTGGCGCACAGCCATGGTGATATGAACATCGCCGAGGCAAATTCTTATCTTCCCATCATACGATGTTTTTCAGAATTCGCCCTAGGAATTTGCCTGTATGCTAGGCAAAATTGGTTCACACCAATAAGCAGTGATTTGGTCCTTATCGCGGCTTTTATGATCGCTGTTGTCGGTTTGATATTTCGTGCTGATTTCGTAGTGATTCTAGTATTGATACCCACGCTCCCAGCACTAGCACAAAACATGGGATGGATGAGCCGTTTTCTGTCGGCTAAGCCCTTTCATTATTTGGGCGTGATATCTTATTCGATTTATTTGGTACAAAGACCAATAATGCAGTCGATCGATTTTGCCTCCAGCGGGTTAAATCTTGCGTCCACTATCCATTGGATCGTCACGCCGGTTATAATAATTCTGGCCGCGAGCCTCACATACCCTCTGATCGAGAAGAACAGCATCGAGTTTTTCCGACCTGCACGTCGCAAATCTATCACGCTCGAATAAAGGCGACTGGTCGCTTTCGCAAGACGCCTCTCAACCAAGCCGAGGCTTTGGACATGACCATTATTCATAATGAGAATTTCGACAGCACCGCTGTCGGATCGCTTCCACTTGGCTGGACAGCAAAATTGGGCAATGCCTGGGCCGTCACTAGCGCAGCCTTCGTTAGTTCCCCGAACGGTCTTACTAGCACCTCCGGCGACGGTGCTTGGATTACCTATACGGGCGGTGGCGCGCTTTTAGATATGGAGGCGAGATTCGATTGGAATCCGCACGCAACCGATAGTGCACTCGGCGTTGTGGTTCGTGGCTCGACAGACGGACAGAACGGATATTTCGTAAATCCCAGTGCTTCGACAAATCTCAATGGCTCTTGGACGATATACAAGACCGTCGGTGGTGCTTTTACGCAACTTTCATCGTTCAATCTTCTTTCCTCTATTACGGGAAACGTTAGTGTCCGTATTCGCGTCCAGGGAACGACGATTAACGCCAATGTATGGCCTTACGGCACGACCGAGCCAACCGGCTGGATGGCGACAGCCAGCGACAGTTCCGTCTCGACCGCTGGATATGCTGGGCTAAGAAATCAGGGTGGAACGGCGACTGCGACAGCCGACAATTTTACGCTCGACAATCTTGCTGCGGCGGCAAGCGACTTCACGTTTGGGCCTTCGAGCCTCATGGCCTCACCTGGATCGGCCACCAGCAATTACACGGTCACACCGAACGGCTCGCCAAGCTCAGCGGTTTCTGTGGCGCTATCGGATGGGGGTGCGGGCGGATTGTTCTCGCCGTCATCCCTCTCGTTCACGACGGGCACGGCTCAGACCTTCACCTACACGCCAAGATCAGATGCAACCGTATCGCCGATTTTGCTGACGGCGACAGCAACGGGCGGCTTCAGCGCAGCGCATACCGCGCAGTGTGTGTTGAATGTCCCAGCGACGGATTTTGCGCTCACACCACCATCGCTGACGGCCTCGCCTCTGGTCGCAAGTGGAAACTACAGTATCGCTCTGAACGGGACGCTGTCTGCCAATGAGACAATCATGCTTTCGGACGGAAGCGCTGGCGGAACCTTCAGCCCCTCATCGTTAACCTTTACAAGTGGCAACGCCGGAACGCCGCAAGCTTTCAAATATACACCTGCCGCAGGTACTGCCGGGACAACAAAGACGCTAGCTGCATCCGCGACGGGACAGTTCTCGGCAAACCATTCAGTAGCATGCGTCGTCTCGTCCGGGCCAACTCCAGGCACGATTTTCTCGACCTACGTAGGCGTGACGGAAACGCTGCTCTCGTCAACCGAAGCCATATTCGGTAGCGACTCGTTCACCCACCAATGGTACCGCTCGACTACAAGCGGATCGAACGGATCGGCAATAAACGGAGCGACGTCCGAGAGCCTTGTGGATGCAGGCCTCAGCGCCATGACCGACTATTACTATTCGCTGCTATATACTGACACGACAACCAACGCTCAGGTATTTTCGGCGCAGGTTCACGTCAGGACGCTGGCCGCTTCGGTTGCGGAGGTGATCGGTGGAATCGGCGATAGCATAATGGCGGGTTCATTTTCTGCAGTCGAGACTCCATTCAACGCAATGATCGACCAGTTGAACTATAAGCTGGTCGGCAAACAGTTCACTGGCATTAACCGCGCCATCAGCGGAACGACAAGCTCCGATTGGTCGTCCACTACTAGCGGCTCCAACTTGATAAATGCCGTAGCTGCGTTCGTTGCAGGCGGAGTGACTAAAGTCGTTTTGATGCTCGGATCGAATGACTCGAAAGCTAGTGTCGTAACGCCAACGGGAACTTACGCATCGAATATCTCAGCAATACTAGCCTATCTATTTGAAAATGTTTCAACGCTCAAAACGATCCATCTGTTCTCTTCGCCCTTTCAATCCTTGGCATCGGGCGACCTTAGCATCCAAAATTGTGGCCGGGTCATCGCCTATGCGAACGCCCTAGCTGGGTTGGCAAACGGAACCACCATCTTCTTTTCGTAGCCGTTGGCTTCATACAATCTATTTCAGAATAACCCCGGACTACTACGCGACGGAATTCACCCAACAGATATTGGCGATCAGTCGATCGGTGGACTATGGGCAAGCAATTTAGCTAGTGACATTGCAGCAGCCACCGGCAACACCACCACCGGCTATCCCCGTTCACGCGTCGCCAACGAATAATTCAGGAGAAGCCTATGCAACTGATCCTCAACGGCGACACGCGCCCGATCCTGTTTTTTATGGCGCAGTCGGGTGACCATATCTCCGGACTTACCGGTGCCACGCCCACAGTCACCATTTCCAAGAATGGCGGCGCGTTCGCGGCGGCCGCGGGCGCGGTCTCGGCGGTGGGCAATGGGTTGTATAGCCTGACGCCCCAGGCGGGAGACACGGCGACGAACGGCATCTTCCTGTTGCATGCCAGCGCGGCGGGGGGCGATCCGGCCGATGTGAAGGCGCAGGTGGTCGCGTTCGATCCCTATGACGCCTTCCCGACGCTGAATACCGTACTGACCGAAGGCTATGCAGCGAACGGCGCGCAAGCCACCTTGGCGCAGCTGCTTTACGGGATCGCCGCCGTGCTGGGGAACGTCTCGCAAAGCGGAGTCACTTTGATCGCGAACCGGCTGGACGGTGTTACGCCGGCGATGAGCTTTACCCTGGACAGCGCCACGTCGCCGACATTGCGGCGAAGAGCCGCTTAGCTTGTGCCGACCGTGCGTTGGAATTTCTCCCGCACCGCCGATGAGCCTGTCGCCGAATCCAGCAGCGCGACGGCTTCGTTCGCCAGGCGGCTCCATTTCGCGCCGCGGCCCGTCAGCTCGGACCAGAGATCGCGAAGTTCATAAGGACGCTGATCGCTAAGCACATCGATGAGCTCGCTGGCCTGCCGCAGATCTTTCGCGGCCTTTGCCTGAGATTCGCGCGCCTGCACCCGCAGCCGGCTCACCAGCAGCTTATGCAATGCGAACCGCTCGGGTGCCGGCACGTTAACGGCGATGCCCGGTCCGAATAAAATGGCGGCCTGCGTTTCCTGATAGATAAGGAAATCCAGGAAACGCAACGGCTGGGCCTCTGCCTGGAGTGCCGGCAACATGACTGGGGTGTCGTCGTCGGCGCCCTCGTTCGGCGTCAATATATCGATACGAAATTCGTCGCCCGCGGAATAGCGCGTTGCATGACGCGGGTGGCTGGGATCCATGATCGGCTGGAAACGCGGATCGACGGTTTTGAGTATCTCCGCCAGCGACGGTTTGACCTGGTCGTCGACGGCGACGGAAACGCTCTGGAATTGCGCCAGGTCAAGATCGCTGGTGGTGACGTTGCGGCTGCCGAGAAGGACGCCGAGCAGACCCGCATAGGTCTGGTAGGCGGCCGTGCCGACGACGACGGCGCGCAGGCGAAATATGCCCGCATTCGCCAGCGCCTCGAGGACAAGGCCGGTTTTCGCATTGGCGGCGGGCAAGCCAGCCCGCTGCAGTGTCGTCACCAGCTTGCGGCGTTCGCGATAGCTTTCCTTGGCTTGCCGATGCTCGGAAATCCTACGCTGCAAATCGGTGTTGTCGGGGCCGACATACCGATCATGCCGTTTGCCATCCTCGCCCGCGGCCTCGCGAAAATACCAATAGGCGCGGCCGCTGACCGTTTTCGTAAAAAAACTTCCGCCGATCGGGAAATCGCTCATGAGGCGATCCAGCGCGCAGCGTTCGACCAGTTCCGCGTAAAGCGTTTGGATCGGCAACGGTAGGTGCTGGGCCAACGAACTCTCTTGGAGACAGATTGCAATTTGTCTCCAAGAATAGGCCCTTGGAGACAAATTGCAATCTGTCTCCAAGAATAGCCCCGCCGGACAAATCAGGAGAATGCCATGTCAGGCTGGCCGATCAATCTCGGGCTCGGGAAAGGTGGGCCGGGCGCGTTCTTTCTGGACGGCTTGCGCGGCGGCGGGATGGCACTCAATCCCAGGCGCATCCTTATCCCGATCTTCATCTCGGGCTATGCGGGACGGGATTTCCCGCCTTTATCGGCGCTGGCGGACGACGTATTCGCGATCGACATGGCCCCAGCGATCGATTTGGGCGACAGGCTCGACGCCGATAGCTTGCAGACACTGTTCTTCCCGGTCGATGTGCCCGTAACCGATTTCGCATCGGCGCTGGATGGGGAGCCGGCCTTGGTCGGCACCATCGCGGCACAGGCAATCGGCCAGCCCCCGGCGGGGCGTTATGCGCTGGGCTTCACTTGCCGAACGACGGGCGGGCGAACGATCCAGATTCATTCCTTTTTCAATGCGGTGGGGATTCCGGATGCCGCCTGAAGGTAGATTGACGCCGCTGACGAACGGCATCCAGCCGCCGGGATTCCTCGGCCGCGTCGCGGCAGGCATGCGCTATGCCATCCGCGGCGTGGCGCCGGACGACTGGTTCGGACCGCTCCAGCCGCTCGAACCCGCCGCCCCGGTCTTCACCGAACCCAGGCGGTTCGATTACCGGTCGGGCCTGAACATCCAGTACCAGCCGCGCGGCGAGGAAGGCGTCTCCTTCCCGCAGATGCGCGCTTTGGCCGACAGCTATGACCTGCTGCGTCTGGTGATCGAGACGCGGAAGGATCAGGTCGAGCGGCTGCGCTGGAACATCAGGCCGAAGACGGTCACCGGCGGCAAGACGCCCACGGCGGCGTCAGACCCGCGGGTTGCGGCCTTGGAATCCTTCTTCCGCAAGCCGGACGGCACGCATCGCTGGGGCACATGGCTGCGCATGCTGCTGGAAGACCTCTTCGTGATCGATGCGCCCGCGCTCTATAAGGCCCGCAGCGTCGGCGGGGCGCTGCTGGCGCTGGAGCCTGTGGACGGCGCCACGATCAAGGTGCTGATCGACGATCAAGGCCGCACGCCGGCCGCGCCGGACCCGGCCTATCAGCAGGTTCTGCATGGCGTGCCTAAGGCCGATTTTTCCCGCGACGAGCTGATCTATCTGCCGCGCAACCCGCGCACAGCCAAGATCTACGGCTTCTCGCCGGTCGAGCAGATCATCACCACGGTCAATATCGCGCTCCGCCGCCAGCTGGCGCAGTTGCAGTATTTCACCGAGGGCAATATGCCCGAGGCGCTGATCGGCGTGCCGCAAAGCTGGACCATGGAGCAGATCTGCCAGTTCCAGGAATATTGGGACACCATCCTCGCCGGCAACACCGCGGAACGCCGGCACGCCAAATTCGTACCGGCCGACTTCCGCTATCAGCCGATGCGCGAACCGCCGCTGAAGGACGATTTCGACGAGTGGCTGGCGCGGATCGTCTGCTACGCCTTCTCCACCTCGCCCGCGCCCTTCACCCGCCAGATGAACCGCGCCACCGCCGACAACGCCCAGGAAATGGCGCTGGCCGAAGGGCTCGGCCCGGTCATGCTGTGGATTAAATGCCTGGTCGATCAGGTGATCGAGGAGGATTTCGCCTGCCCCGACCTGGAGTTCGAGTGGATCGACGAGAAATCGGACGATCTGCTGCGCCAGGCGCAGATCACCGACATGAAATTGAAGGCCGGGCTCAAGACGATCAACGAGGCGCGGGCGGAAGCCGGCCAGGATCCGGTCGAAGGCGGCGATACGCCGCTGATCTATACTGGCGCCGGGGCTGTTACGCTTGAGAGTGTGCTGAGCGGGAAAGGAGCTCAGCCGTCTTCCTGAAGCTTCTCGAGCCAGGCACTCCAGAACGGATCGACGGATTTCGCTTTTGCCTGGCTATCGAGCTCGGGCGTCCACCAGCTCGGTGCTTTGTCGAACACCGTTAGGGCAGGGTGCCGGGCCGCCAACTCGGACGCGTTTTCTGCTTTGACGTAGAGCCAAACGCCGCCGGTCTCGTAGTCGTAGCAAGCCAAAAACGACTGCATCTGCGGCCATGCCTCCTCTGATGCTTCGAGCACCGATCTTAGCCGAACCTACTCGGCTGACCTATCTAATAGGAGACACCTCGTGAAACTTTACGCCCCCATCACCAAGATCGATGAGGACCAGCATATGGTCTTCGGTTACGCCTCGACCGAGGCGCTGGACAGCCAGGGCGAGATCGTGAAGCGCGAGGCGCTGGAGGCGGCGCTGCCCGACTATATGCGCTTCGCCAACATCCGGGAAATGCACCAGCCCTCCGCCGTCGGCGTGGCGACGGAGGCGGAGATGGACGAGCGCGGCCTGTTCCTCGCCGCCCATATCGTCGATCCGACCGCGTGGGAGAAGGTGACCGCCGGCGTCTATAAGGGCTTCTCGATCGGCGGCAGCGTGGTCGGGCGCGACCGGGCCCGGAAGCACGTGATCACCGGCGTGAAACTCTCCGAAATCAGCTTGGTCGATAGGCCGGCCAACCCCGAAGCGGTGTTCACAATGTATAAGGCAGACGCGGTCGAAAAAGTCGGCGCTCGCAATTCAGCCGCCGACCTCAGCACCATCCAGGCCATTCACGACCAGGCGGTGTCGCTCGGCGCATCTTGCGATGGGTGCGACATGGACGGTGACGATGATGGCGCCGACGACGACAGCGAAATGGCCGACAAGATCGCCGGCCTGATCGCCGAACGCGACGCGCTGAAGAAAGCGCTGGCGCGCATGCCGGCGGAACGGAAAGCCGCGCTGAGGGCGGTGCCGATCGAGAAGTCGGCGGACCGCCTAGGCGGGATTCGGCGCGATGAACCGGCCAGCCGCGATCCGGTCGAGCTGGCTAAGCGTGCGCTGCGCCAGCCGATGACATTGGGGCAGATCGAGCGGCTGGCGAACGGATAAGTCCCCTCGCCCGCGACGCCGGAGAGGGCTTATTCGGCTAGGCGGAGAGCGTTTCTCCACCAAAATCAAGAAAATCACCGATTCCGATATCGAACTTGAAGGACAGGAAACGATGTTCCAGCAAGTCCAATGGGTTCGCGTTGCGACATCGAATAACCCGCTTGGCGTGAGCTGCGACATAGACGGGCCGCGTATCGGCCCGGTCAGATTATTGAAGCGGACCGATGCGGGTTTCGAACCACGTGCGGCCGTTGGTCCCCCACCCAAGACGGCGACACATCGGCTCCCGTGGCGGGGCAGCAAATCGCGTTCCTTCAGGCTTTCAGAATGCCTCAGATATTATTTGCACAAATTGTCACGCAGTCATTCCTACGGTTCCTCCTGTTTGGCAGGGGCCGTTTGATGATTTGCTGTTCGGGCCGCAACTCATACGGCCAGTTAATCCAAACGACACTGTCCACAATAATAATCTGGCCGAATGTCATGCAATCTGCTTACAGCGATACGTAGATGGTACACTAGCTGGCCCCAATCGTGGACCTGAAGCTAATGCGAGCTATCGTGTATGTATGAGAGAGTGTCTTCGCGATAGAGGAGATGAGAATTTCTAAATTCAAACAACTCAACAGGCGCATAAAATGAAGCGCCAAATCGCTGAAAATATCCTAGACGCCACGAAACGAATTGACACCATCTTGGCCGAATTGGGTGATATTTCCTGGGAAATCGAGGACGAAGCCGAAAGAAAAAATCTTCGAGCGGCGATCGGCGAATGCATTTTCGTTTTATATAATAAGTTGACCCGTGAAGTGGCGTTGGACTTTCCGGATTTGCATCCCGATTTCCCTGATGGAGGTTGGCCGGGCCGGTCTGATCGAGACTAGGCGGCCTGCCGATAGCCAATGGTACCCGCGAGATTATTCAGCAGCCGGCCGTAAAGTGCTGTCTCTGTCGCGCAGAGCTTTCGCAATCTATCAAGATCAAGTTCCCCCAAACCACGCAGCCGCTCCGCCATATCCGTCAAATGCCCGCTCTCCTCGGCCAGCAGGCTCTTGAGCGAGACGACACTACCGGCGCGCACCAGCGCCGCCTGATAAAGCCCATAACCCCAGACGGCGCGGAATTCGACGATCATCGACATGGTGAGGTACACGGCGCGGGGATGGATGTTCGCCCGGAAGGCGCGGACCATTTCGGCCTCGAGCCGCTGGAAATAGCGGCGGGCGGCCAGGGGCGCGATCATGTCGGCCGCGGCGCTGGTCATTTCGCGGCCGGCCTCGCGGTTGGCGTGGCGCTTGAAGAAGAAGGCGTGGCGGGTTTCCTCGGCCAGGTGCTTCAACGTCGGCAGGTCGATATGCGGGCCGTGCTGGGTCGCCATGATCTTGTGGCTGCCCAGATGCTCCAGCATCGACAGCGTGTTCATGAAGCGGGCATGCAGCGGCCGGTCTGCGATAAAGCCGCCCAGCATGGCCTGGGTAGGCGCCACCAGCGCAGCGTTGTCGCGCTCGAAGGCGGCGACGAGCATTTCCAATTCAGACGACATCAACAACATCCAATCTCTACGATCCTGCGTTGGTAGGCCCGCTGATCGGCCCGGCGCAACCGCGCCAGGGTGCCGCAGGCGCAACGCAGTATCGCAAAGATCGACCTTCCGGCCGGTGAAGCCCGCCATCCGGAACTATCAACGCGCCCTTGGGCAAGGCGAGAGGGAACGCCGGATGGCGTCCCGTCCCTTTAGATGGAGCCTGATTTTATGAACGGTACGACAACCGCCGAGACGCTCGCTTTGGTGAAGGATGCGCTAGCCAACGGCGATATGATGGCCAAGACGATCACCACGCAAACCGGCCTGGTCGCCTATGACCTGCAGCCCTCGGCCAAGAATCTCTATCCGGCGGCGACGCCGATCCGCAACGTGCTGCCCCGGGTCGGCGGCGGCACCGGCACGGCGACCAACTGGCGGCAGGTCAATGCCATCATCGGTTCCGGCTGGGATGCGATGGGCTGGGTGCCGGAAGGGCAGCGATCCGGCAGGATGAGCTATTCGACCTCGACCCGCTCGGCCTCCTACGCCACGGTCGGCGAGGAAGATTCCGTGACCTTCGAAGCCGTCTCCGCCGCCCAGGGCTTCGAGGATGTGCAGGCGGTCGCGACCATGCGCCTGCTGCAGAAGATGATGCTGAAGGAAGAGAACGCCTTCCTGGGCGGCAATGGCAGCCTGCAGCTCGGTACCGCGGCAGCGCCGGCGCTCTCCGTCGGCGGGTCCGGCGCGACCCTCCCCGCCGCGACTTACTCCGTGATCGTGGTGGCGCTGACCTATGAGGGCTATCGCAATTCCAGCATCGCCGCCGGCGTCGCCACCTCGAAAAGTATCACCGGCGCGGACGGCAACAGCTTCACCCTGAATGGCGGATCGTCGGCGCCATCGGCTAACGCCACCCAGGCGGTGACGCTGGGCCAGGTTCTGTCCGCATCGGTCACGCCGATCGTCGGCGCGCTGGGCTATGCCTGGTATGTCGGCACGGCCGGGTCGGAGAGGTTGCAGGCGATCACATCGATCAACAGCGCCACCTTCTCCGCCCCGCTGAACGCATCGAGCCAAGCGGCGACGGCCATTACCGCCGACTGCTCGGCCAATTCCGGGCTCGCCTATGACGGCCTGCTGACTTCGGCGCTGAAATCCAGTTCCGGCGCTTATGTGAATTATCTGGCGACCGGGACGGCGGGAACAGGAACCACCCTGACCAGCTCGGGGCGCGGCTCGGTCAATGAGATCGACCTGATGCTGGAGAAGATGTGGGACCTGTATCAGGTCAGCCCGACGGTGCTCTACGTCAACAGCCAGGAGCAGCGCGGCATCACCAACAAGGTGCTGAGCAGCAGTTCCGCCCCGCTGCTGCGCTACACCACGGACGGGCAGGATCCGTTCGCCATCGTCGCCAACGGCGTGGTGGAATATTACTACAACCCCTTCGCGCTGGACGGCGGCTATAAGATCCCGGTCAAGATCCACCCGTTTGTGCCGCCGGGCACGATCATCGGCTGGGCCGAGAACCTGCCGGCCCAGTACCAGTCCAGCAACGTGCCCAATGTCGCCGAGGTGAAAACCCGCCGCGACTATTACCGGATGGATTGGCCGTTGAAGACCCGCGCCTATGAGTTCGGCGTCTATGCCGAGGAGGTGCTGGCCGTCTATGCGCCCTTCGCGATGGGCGTCATCGCCAATATCGCCAACGGCTGATCCGGCTGGCCGGCCCGTCCGCGGATGGGCCGGCCATTTCCGACTTTTGAGGAGGATATCGGATGGCCGACGGCGATCTCGTTTCCTTGAGCAGCGTCAAAGCCTATCTGGGCGGCGACCTGCAATCCAACGACGACGCGGTGCTGGCGCGTCTGATCTCAGCAGCCAGCGCGTTCTTCGTCACCGCCTGCGCGCGGCCGATCCTGGAACAGAGCTATAGCGAGCTTTATGACGGCAAGGGCAATGGCCGGCTCTATCTGCGGCAGACGCCGGTCACGAGCGTGACGTCGCTCAGCATCGACAATATCACGGTCCCGCAAGCGATGGTGCCGGGCGAGTCCGGTTGGCGGCTTAACGGCAATGTCATCCTGCTGTTCGGCCATTGGTTCAACCGCGCGCTTGCCAATGTCGCGGTGACCTGTACCGCCGGATATGCCGTGCCCCCCGCCGATGTCGCCGAGGCGGTCATGGAGCTGGTCGGTCTCCGCTATCGCGGGCGCGACCGGCTGGGCAAAGTGTCCGAGAGCATGGGCGGCATGGCCACCACCGCATACGCGCAGAAGGATGTCAGCCCGTTCATCGCCAGCGTCATCGCCCGCTATGCCAGGGCGAATCTCGCATGATCGCGGTCACCCTCGATGCCGGCGCCGTCGCGGATGATCTCGCGGCCCTGCCTTCGCGCGCCGATGACGCCTTGCGCGCGGCCTCGGTCGACCTCGCCGCTCGGCTTCGTGCCATCGCCGAACGCAAGCTGTCGGGTGAAGTTCTCAACGCCCGCTCCGGCAGGCTCAGGGACTCGCTCGCAGCCAGCGTCGATCTTACCCGGCGGATCGCCGCGACGGTCACCGCCGACACACCCTATGCTGCCTTCCAGGAATATGGCTTCGACGGAGTCGAGACGGTCCGCGCCCATCTGCGGCGGCAGGCCGAGGCCTTCGGCCGGTCCATCCGCCCGGTTACCGCTTCGGTGCGGGCCTATGACCGCAGGATCGATTATCCGGCCCATTCCTATCTACGCAGCGCGCTGGCCGAACTCGCCCCAGACATACGAACCGCGATCGCCGCCGCACTAGATGGAGCTTTGCACCCATGAACCGCGAAGCAATTCAGTCCGCCTTGTTCGCGCATCTGATGCAGAGCCTCGCCGCGATGAGCGACGTCAAGACGGCGAGCCGGCGCCTGAAGTCGCCACAGGACATCGGCGCCGGCAACTGCCCGGCCTTATTTCAGATCTATAAGGGCGAAACGGTGGAATGGAGCGGGATGCATCCGCTGAAGCGCGTCATGCATCTGGACCTCGTCCTCTATGCCCATTCCGGCGACAAAAGCTTCCCAACCTCGTCGCTCTTGAACCCGTTGCTGGACGCGATCGAACGATGCTTCGGCGCCGATCCCGAAGGGGCGCTGACCCTCGGCGGACTGGCCCGGCGCGTCACCATCAACGGCCGCATCGAAACCGACGGAGGGCTGCTGGGCGAATATGCCTACGCCGTCGTGCCCGTAGACATCCTCATCCCATAAGGACCGCACCCATGCCCGACACCCAGCAACTGGCCGCCGAAATAGTGGCCGCGCCCAATATTCGTGGCGCGATCGACCGCTGGTTCAATGACCATATCGCCGGCTCGGCCGTAGCCCGCTCGGTCGAGGCCTACAACCACCTGCGCACGGTTCTCAACCATCTGCATTCCGAAATCGCGGACGCCATTGCCAAGGAGATTTGACCATGACCCAATATGCTTTCGGTGTCGGTGCGTTGATCGCGCTGCGCACCGACACCACCGCCGCGACGCCGGCGCAGTTCGGCACGTTGCAGGAGGTTCAGCTCGACCTCAGCTTCACGATCAAGGAACTGACCGGTCAGTTCCAGGCACCGGTGGCGCTTGCCCGCAGCGGCCTCAAGATTACCGGCAAGGCCAAGGCGGCGCGGATCAGCGCGTCCAATTTCAACAACATCTTCTTCGGCCAGACACTATCGACAGGCAACACGCTGACCCAGTTGAACGAGGCTGGATCGGTGCCGGCCAGCGCCGCCTATACGGTGACGGTCGGCAATCATGCGACCTTCGTCGCCGATCTCGGCGTCGCCTATGCCGCGACCGGCGCGATGCTGACGCCGGTGGCGAGCAGCCCCACGACCGGCCAGTACACGGCTTCGGGCGGCGTCTATAGCTTCAGCGCCGGCGACGCCAACGCCGCCCTGCTGTTCACCTACAGCTATACGACAACCGCCGGCACTAGCCTGTCGCTCAGCAACATGCTGATGGGGTCCGGACCGACCTTCAAGCTGGTCCTGAACGAGCAATATGAAGGCAAGCTGCTGAACCTGCAGTTGAATTCCGTGATCGCGCCCAAGCTGTCGCTGGCCTTCAAAAACGAGGACTTCATGATCCCCGAATTCGACTTCCAGGCCGCCGCCGACGCCGCCGGCAATATCGGCAACATCTGGCTGAGCGAGTAAAATATGGCCGACACTATAATGCTCGGCGACCGCGACTATCCAATCGCGCCGCTGAAATTCCGCGACCTGAAGCGGGTGCTGCCGCTCTTCCTGTCGCTCGGCATCGACAGCGAAGCCAAGCTCGAGGCCCAGGGCGATATAGTCACCGCCGCGATCCGCACCGCCGATCCGGGCTTCACGCGCGAAGCGTTCGACGAGCTGTCGCCGACGGTTCCGCAATTGCAGGCGGCGGTCTCGGCCGTCGCGGTCCTGTCCGGCCTGCAACGGCGGAGCGCGCCGCCGGGGGAAGCGCCGGCGGCGAGCCCTTCCGATGGGGCGACATCTACGGCCTGATCGCCACCGCCTGCGGCTATCGCCGGCCCGAGATCGACGAGATGACGCTCCCGGAATTCGAGGAACTCGCCGCCTATTGGCGCAGATACCCGCCGGCCCATCTGCTGCTCGGTGCCCTATTTAGACCGAAGCAAGAAAAAAACGGTGACCTTTCGGCTTTGTTTGCTCATTTCCGGCGCGGACCTTAGCCGAGGTTCGGCTTATCTGGCGACAACCTATGAGCCGCTTGGAAAGCCGGGTTCTTAAGGAAATCGCCATGCGCATGTACCGCATTGCCGAGGGATTGAATACGGACGGTTTGCCATTCTTTTTCGAAGGCAACGCCTATCTGGCCGACGGCACACCTCTGACGGAATATGATCCATCGGGACGAATCGTACCGGCCCTGGCCACGATGGTGGCAAAAAAGGCGACGTGCTCGGGCGGGCTTATGGTGTTGGCCGAACGTCAACGTGGAATCGAGGCGCCCGCCCGCGCTCTGGAAGCACAGGATTTCGTTCGTGCGCCGCTGGTGCTCCTCCATTTGCAGATCGATCCAACCGACTCGGTCGGTAAATATAATCCGTTCCACAAGCCGGACGGCCCAGGGGCCGGCCAGTTCGCAAGCGATCCTGCGGCTGGAAGTCAATCGACAAAGCCTGCCGGTTTTCAAGAGGTTGGGCAAAGTCTCAATGTTGGCGTAAACTCTACTTATGTGAATGGAATCAACGGCCCTGAGATGGACAAGGCACATGCCCAGGCGTTGGCTCTTGTTCGCATGGCGACGTTCATCGTGGGAAAACTCAATTTCAAGCCCGGCATGCCTACTTACGGTCAGGTATTGGACCTCGCTCTTCAAAATCTGATCGAGGATCTGCATGATCCGAACTTTCACGTGAAGCCGGTATATCTCATGGGGGAACTACTTCCGGGCGCAGTGGGTCCGCTGGGATCGTCGGTGCCTGATCTCGTTTATGGTCCCAAAGCTAAACCGCTTATGATTTTTGACCTCAAGACAGGGCGGGCTGCAAAAAATATCAACGACGCTGAAATAGTGGAGCAAAAAAGAAAAACACTGCTAAATGCGCCAGGCGATCCGATTTACCAGTACTTTCAAGTTTATGAACAATAGACCATGAACTCAAAATATCTTTGCACGTCCTTTGATCAGGACACAGCGCTGGCGATCGGTGATCAAGCGAAGCTGCTTTTAGCTGAGATGTTGCCCGGGTGTACACCCCGGCGGTACGATCTTCCTGATGCGCCTATGGACTATTGCGGCCTTGAGCTCTGTTTTGCTAACCGAGGGCCGATAGTGCCGAAGCTAGCGCTATCACATAACCACATCTACTATACGACAGTTGGGCTGGATGTGGAATACGGCCTTATGCTTCGAGATTCTCGCGAGATGGGGGCATTTTTCCCAGGCCCCAGGATCATGGTGTCCGTTGTTCCGCTCGACATCGGCCCAGCGGCAATTGCCTCCGAGCTGTACGATAAGCTTGCCAAAGTCGATTACACGGCAATGCTGGCGGCAGGCACCATCGAACGCATCCTGTCGGAAACACCGCGATATTCCGTGCCTTGGCCGAATCTGCACCTCGCACTTTGCGCCGTGTATCTAGGCAGAGATGACGAGGCGCGAGAACTACTCCGGAATGCCCTTAAATATGCGGACGATAAGGGCCGCCAATATTACGGAACCTTGGCGCCCGACGCAGAGACCTATTTATCCAAGCTCAATGATGATGCTGATTCGCTTCGCCAGGAACTAATTGAAATTATGGAATATAACTGGGCGCACTTTAAAGCGATTGCCCGTTAGTGCCCGGGTCCATTTTTTACGTTCGATACTCCGGTTGATTGATGAATCTTCGCGGCTTCCAGACATAGTTTTCAGTCGAGCGCACAGACGCTTTTATATTGAGGCTCGAATGGCCGACACCTCCATCGATATTGGCTTCACCGTTGCGGCCGACGAGCTGGATGCCGGCCTCGCTCAGGCGAAGCAGCAGCTCGATGCGACGAGCGCGTCGATCCAGCAGGATTTGGACGATATAAGCCGCGGCGCTAATAAGGTAGCCCCGTCCTTCGCGGACTTGGCGAAATCGATCGCCGATATGAGCGCGCCGGCGGCGGCCCAGAAAAAGGCCGTCGAGGACGATTTCGCGGCGCAGGCCTCGCAAATCCAGATGCTGAAAAGCCTGCACGAAATCTCGGCCGACGAGGCGACCGCGCAGGAAAAGCAGCTTGAGGACGCCAAGCTGGAAAGGCTGCGGGACGATCTGGCCCACGAATACGAGGCCAATGACGAAACGCTGGCCGCCTATAACAAGATGCTGAACGGGATGGAGGCAGCGAAGGCGGCGCACGACGCCAAGATTCGCGCGCTCGACCAGAAAGCGGTCGCCGAAGAGCAGCAATCCTGGAGAGCGATCGTCGCGCCGATCGGCAGCGCCTTTCAGTCGTCGCTGAACGGCATCATTGAGGGCAACGAGACCCTGCGCCAGGCCGTTGCCAAGGTTGGCCAGTCGATCGTCTCGGACTTTACCAACATGGCGGTCAAGCGCGCGACCGACTGGATCGTGTCCGAACTGACGATGACATCGGCGAGCGAGGCGGGCAACGCCGCGCGGCTCGCCTCGCAAACAACGGCGGCCGCCGAGGGCAAGGCCGCCAGCGCTGCGACGGGATCGGTCTCGGTGTTCGGCGACGCCAACAAGGCGGCCGCGGGCGCCTATAGCGCGACCGCTGAAATCCCCATTGTCGGCCCCATCCTGGCCCCGGCCGCGGCGGTCGCCGCCTTCACGGCGGTCATGGCCTATGACGTGTTTTCAGCCGAGGGCGGTTTCGACATTCCGGCCGGACTCAATCCCGTAACGCAGCTTCATGAGCGGGAGATGGTGTTGCCGGCCAGTATTGCGGAACCTCTGCGTGCCGGGCTGGCAAGCGGCGGACAATCGGGAGGCGATATCCATATCCACGCCGTCGACGCGGCCAGCTTCCAGCGCCTGCTGTCCAACAATAAGAGCGCGCTGGCCAAGGCATTGCGTGGCGCCCACCGCGCCTTCGACCCCGCCCTGGCCTAACCCGAAGGAAGAACGCCATGAGCAGCGAAATCTTCCCCAATCTTGCCGGGCTGGAATATCCGGTCGTGCGCACACCGATCTTCAAGACGCTGGTCCAGCAGACTGCCTCCGGCGAGGAGAACAGGGCCGCCCTGCAGTCCTACCCGCGCTGGCAGTGGACTTTGTCGTTCAACTTTCTGCGCGACGACGCCAACGACGAGTTCCGTACCTTGCTGGCGTTTTTCCTGGCACGGCAAGGCGCCTTCGATTCCTTCCTCTTTACCGACCCCGACGACAATGCCGTTATCGGCCAGCCGATCGGCGTCGGCACCGGATCGCAGACCCAGTTTCAGCTGGTTCGCAGCTTCGGCGGGTTCGACGAACCCGTGCTGGCGCCGCTGCAAGTCTCCAATCTCAAGGTGGGCGGCGTTCCCAAAACACAGGGCTCGGATTACGGCGTCGGGACCTGGGAAAATAGCGTTACCCCAAACGGCACGGTCAACTTTTTCACCGGAGCACCCGCCGCCGGCCAGAGCATCGTCGCGGACATCAGCTATTACTGGCCGGTTCGCTTTGTGGCCGACCAATATGATTTCGCCAAGTTCATGAACCGGCTCTGGGAACAGAAAAAGCTCGACTTCATCAGTCTGAAAAACGGATGAAGAGTTTTTATCCGCAGATTTACGCAGATTAAGTGTCTGAGTCCTGAATTACCACCAAGGCGCGAAGACGCCAAGGAAGAGCTGATGCCTGAGACGCTCGTGAATTAATAGCGCCGAAGGCATCAATTCAAATGTCTTCCTTAGTGGTCTTCGTGGTGACCCTATTTAATCTTCTATCTGCTAAATTTGCGTAAATCCGCGGATAAAACGGCTTTCCTTGGCGTCTTTGCGCCTTGGTGTTGAATCTTCAAATGCAAAAGGAGGGCGAGACGATGAAAACCGCATCCACCGCGCTCCGCGCCATCCTTGGGTCCGCCCAGTTCTATATGGCCGATTGCTACAGCTTCACGCTGGTCGACGGCACGGTCGTGCGTTACACGACGGCCGACCAAAGCATCGTCGATCAGGCCACCGGGGACGTCTTCTCGGCCAGCGGCCCGTTCTTCGAGCGCTCTAAGGTCAAGTTCAGCGCCGGCGTCCAGGTCGACGAGCTCGACATCACGATGACGGCCGGCCCGAACGACCTCCTCCAGGGTGTCCCCTGGCTCTCCGCGCTCCGCGCCGGCGCGCTGGATGGGGCCGAGCTGCAGCTCGACCGCGCCTTCATGGCGACATTCGGCGATACGAGCGCCGGGCTGGTGACGCTTTTCCTCGGCCGCGTCGTCGAGGTGGATCCCGGCCGCACCCAGGCGACGGTCAAGGCCAATACCCATCTAGAGCTGCTCAACCTGCAATGGCCCTGGCGGCTGTTCCAGCCGGGCTGCTCGCGCACTCTGTTCGATGCCGGCTGTACCTTGGCCAAGTCCGCGTTTGCCGACTCCTGGACGGCCGGATCGGGCAATAGCCTCACGGTGCTCAACATTCCGGGAATGACTGTCGGCAGCACGCATTACAGCCTTGGCACAGGCACCTGGACCAGCGGGATGATGGAAGGCGAGTCCTTCCCCATCAAGGATCACGCGCTGGTCAGCGGGGCCGGTATGATCACGCCGCTGGTGCCCTTCCCAGTCGTCCCGGCGCCCGGCGACACCGTCACTCTCTATCCCGGCTGCGACAAGACGTTGGGGACCTGCCAGAACAAATTCGCCAACGCGCAGCATTTCGAAGGCGAGCCCTTCGTGCCCGTGCCGGAGACGGCGGTATGACACGGGCTCAAATAGGCGAGGCCGATAGCCCCCCAGCTTCATGCCTTGGGCAAAAACTGATTTCCGAGGCGGCCGGCCGCGCCGCCGTGGTCACAGAGGCGCGCGCCTGGCTGGGCACGCCCTACCACCATGCTGGCCAGCTCAAGGGCGCCGGCGTTGACTGCGCGATGCTGCCGGCGGCGGTCTATAAGGCCGTTGGCTTGATCCCGCCGATTGCGGTCGATCACTATCCGCCGGATTGGCACCTGCACCGCGACGTCGAGCGGTATCTGGATGTTGTCACCGCCCATGCAGCCGAAGTGCCCGAGGCTACGGTCCCGGTGACTTCGTCTTGTACCGCTGGGGCCGCGCCTTCGCCCATGGTGCGATCATCGTCGCCTGGCCGGAGATCATCCACGCGATGATCGATATCGGCGTCACGCTCGACCGCGGCGATGCCGGCCGCCTTGCGAGCCGGACCAAGCGTTTCTTCACCCTCTGGCCGAGGACCGATGCATGAGCCTTGGCGGCCCAAAAACCACCGCGCCGACCATCGCGTCGGGCGTCGATATCCAAAGCTCGTGCTATGGCGGGGTGATTCCAGTCTGGTATGGCCGTACACGCGGCACCGCAAACTTGATCGACTATGACGATTTCCAGGCGATCCAGCGTAGTTCGTCCGGCTCGGGCAAGGGCGGAGGCTCCGGTGGCGGTGGCAAAGGCGGATCGACCACCACGGATTATAAGACGTCGTTCATCTTCGCGCTGGGCGAAGGGACGACGGCGGACATCCAGAATGTCTATGCCTCCAAAACCGTCACGGCCTTCGCTGATTCCGGCCTGACCTTCTTCGATGGATCTCTCACACAGTCGCCCTGGGGCACATGGGTGACGAAGCATCCGACCAAGGCGCTGTCCTACGCCGGCACGGCCTATGTCTGCGCCGCGGCCTACGATCTCGGCCAGTCGGCGCAGCTGCCGAACCTGGCCTTCGAAGTCACCGGACTGTTCCCGAACGCCATTTCCGGCCTGCCCGATGCCGACCCCAAGGACGTCGTCACCGACATATTGACCAATCCGCGCTACGGCGTCGGCTTCCCCTCGGCGCGGCTGGGCAGCCTGTCTGTGTTTTCGAGCTATTGCCGCGCCACCGGCATGGTGATCTCGCCCTTGTTCAACAGTCAGTCCGACGCCGCGAGCCAGCTCAACCAGATCGTCCAGGACTGCAACAGCGAGTTCGTCTGGTCGGGCAAGAGCCTGACGATCGTGCCCTATGGCGACCAGAACATCACCGCGAACGGCGCGACCTATACCGCGCCATCGGCCCCGCTCTACAGCCTGGGCGACAACGACTTCATCGATACCGGCGACGGCGACCCGGTGAAATGCAGCCGGACCCGGCCGTCCGACGCCTGGAACCGCATCTATCTCGAATATCTGAACCGCGCCAACCAGTATAACGCCGAGATCGTAACCGCCGAGAATTCGGCCGCGGTCGAGGCCTATGGGCTGCGGGTCGATCAGCCGTCGCAATCGCACCAATTCTGCGACCTGGGCGCGGCCACGATGGCGGCGACCCTGAAGCTGCAGCGCCAGGCCGTACGCAACGTCTACAGCTTCACCCTCGGCTGGCGCTATTGCCTGCTCGACCCGATGGACATCGTCGAGATCACCGACGAAGGCATCGGCCTGGTCAACCAATGGGTTCGCATCCTCACGCTCGAGGAAGACGATAACGGCAATATCGCGGTCAGCGCCGAGGAATATCTCGACGGCACCGGCGCCGCGCCGCTCTACAGCTATTCCGGCGGGGCGCCGTTCATAGCCGATTACAACACGCCACCTGGCAATGTGAACACGCCGCTGATCTTCGAGCCGCCGCCCGCGATGCTGGCGGCCAACTCGATCACCGCGCCGCAGATCATGGTCGGGGCGTCCGGTGGCCCCAATTGGGGCGGCTGCGATGTCTGGCTCTCGCTGGATGGCAGCACTTACAAGCTGATGGGGCGGATCAGCGCGCCGTCGCGTCAGGGGGCGCTGCTCAACACGCTGGCCAGCGCCGCCGACCCCGACACGACGCACACGCTCTCGGTCGATCTGAGCGAAAGCCATGGCGCTCTTCTATCGGGCATCCAGGCCGACGCCGACGCGTTCCGCACGCTCTGCTATGTCGATGGCGAGCTGATCGCTTATGAGACTGCCGCGCTGACGGGCTCGAACCAATATGGGCTGAGCTATCTACGCCGCGGCGTCTTCGGCACGACAATCGCAGCGCACGCGGCGGGCACATTATTTTGCCGGCTGGATGATTCGGTTGCCTCGTTCGACCTGCCGGTGACCCCGGTTTCTTATGTCGGCGAGACGCTCCATCTGAAGTTTCTGTCGTTCAACATCTATGGCGGCGGCGAGCAACAGTTGGGTGATGTCTCGGCCTACACCTACAATCCGAACGGCGCCGGAGAATTCGTCTATCCGCCCACGGGCGTCACCTTCACGGTCGGAGCCGAGCAGCAGAAGGATGGCACCTGGATCTCGTTCGGCGTCGTCTCATGGACGGCCTCGCCCGACCCGCTGTTCGACCAATATGAGGTCCAGTACCGCACACATGTCGGGCCGGGCGCGTGGGTCAGCTGGCGCGGCGGCAAGGATACGACCAGCTTCGTCATCAGCCCGCTGCCGCCGAACACGGCGTTCGATGTCCAGGTCCGCGCCGTGCGGACGACCGGGCCGTTCTATTCGGCCTGGGACCAGAACCTCAACACCACCAGCGTCGGCAAGACCACCGCGCCGCCGGCACCGACCAGCCCCTCATGCTCAGGCGGCTATCGCCAGATCACGCTCGACTGGGTCGCCTCGGCCGAGAACGATATCGCATGGTACGAGATCTGGGAGAGCGCCGATAACGACCTGGCGCACGCGTCGCGCATCGGCTTGGTCAACAGCACCCATTATGTTCGCCCCGGCCTCAACCTGAACGACACGCGCTATTACTGGATCAGGGCGCAGGACACGTCGGGTAATTTCAGCACCTATTTGGGGCCGGTCAGCGCGACGACGTTGGGCGTCGAAGCCGCCGATATCACTACCCAGCTGGTGCTGGGACAGATCGCGGCGAACGCGATCACGGCCTCGAACCTGATCAGCGGCCTCGATGTCGTCCAGGTCGTGGCCAGCATCGGCACGGCCAATCCCGCGACCAGCAATGTCGCCTATGAGAGCAGCACAGCCACCCTATACCGGTGGAACGGGACCGCCTGGATATCCTCCATATCGTCGGCCGACATTCCGGCCGGCGCGATTGACATCACGAAATTCGCTTCGGGCCTCACGCCGGTTCAGGTTGTCTCGTCCCTGCCGGCCGGCACCGAAGGCGAGACGGCGGTTCTGACGACGACCGGAAAGCTCTACCGGTACCATTCGGGCGCCTGGACGGTCGCGACCGATGGCGCCGATATCACGGCGAACTCGATCACCGCAGGCAGCATTGCCGCCGGCGCGATCGGCGTGAACCAGCTGGCGGCCCAGGCAGTGACCGCGTCGAAGGTTTATATCGGCGACACGACGAATCTCGTGCTGGACCCGAGTTTTCAGGACGCGAATTACTGGCAGTTCATCTTCAGCCCAGCTGGAAACGCTCAATCCTATTATCAGACGAGCGCCTCGGGGAATTACGTCAACACACCAAAATATGTGGTCATCTTTGTCGGCGGCCTGACGGCTTCGGGATACTCCGGTGTCCAAAGCGCCGGCACGATCGCGGTGTCGGGAGGCGCTCAATACAACCTTACGGTGAACGCGTTCGACGTCGGGGCGCCAAGCACCAATCTCGATATACGGGTCGATTTTTATGACTCGTCTCACGCATTCATAAGCTCTTCCGCGACGACCTCATGTGCACCGAACGGCAGTGCATCGATCCAGAACCCGACCGTCAACATGACGTCGCCGGCGAACGCAGCCTATGCGTCCGTCCTCGCTTTCGTGAGCGTCAGTGGTGGCGGCGGGAGCGGATATTGGTGCGTCAGCAATTTCCAGTTCGTTCGTCGCCTTCAGGGGGCGCTTATCGTCGATGGAACGATCACGGCGACGCAGATCGCGGCTGGGACAATCACCGCGACGCAGATCGCGGCGGGCACGATCGATGCATCGAAAATTACCGCCGGCACTCTCACCGCCGCTCAGATCTATTCCAGCGCGGGCATCACGGGCAACCAGATCGCCGCCAGTACGATTACTGCCTTGAACATCGCCGGACTTACGATCACCGGCGGCAATATCGCCGGCGGCACGATCACGGGCGACAAGATCACCGGCAACTTCTTCCAGGGTTATAACTTCACCGCCTCCTCCGGCGGTGCGGCCTACGTCCAGATGTTCGGCGGTCAGAACACCAGCGGCGGGCTGACCTATGGTCCATACTTCGCGGCGGTGGATGGGGCCGGCCACGCACGGTGCATTCTCGGCCACTATGCCGGCGCGGACGGGCTCTGGGTTTTCGATTCCTCGGGTAATGTGATCTTCGAAGAATCGGCGCTCGGGACCAACGTCGTCAGCACAAGCAACGTCATCGCCAACAACATAACCTATCCCTACGGCGCCTCGATCACGCCGAGCACCTTCGTCCTGTTCAACCACACGGCCGACGCCACCGGAGAGTTCACCTACAGCGCCACCGTCGCCGTCGAGCATGCCGGCGGCGCGATGGGCAACCCGCCGGGACATCTGCGGACCTATATCAACGGTACGAAGGTCGCCGAGGCGCCGGCGCCGGTCATGACCTTCGCGGTCCCAGTGCTGCTGGGCGGCGCGGTGAGCGTCAACGCGGGCGACTCTATCCTCATCCGCTGGGAAGAGACCGTGGCATCCACCACCGATACCACCGGCGGCACCATGTCCGGCATCATCTGCCAGAGGTAAGCGATGAATTACCTGATCTTCGACATGACGACGCGCAAGATCGAGCGCACCCTGTCGACTCCCGGCGTGCCGTCACCCGGCAGCGGTTACGATTACATCCGATGGCCGGTCGATAGTTCCGGGAAGCTGGTGCCGCTGCAGCCCGGCGACACGGTGAACGCGGATAAGGGCTATGTGCCCTACACCCCGTCTCTTGCCTACCGGCAGGCCGCGAAGCTGGCCGCCGCGCAGGCGGTCTTCGACGCCCTGATCGCCGCCGGCTTCACCTATGGGGGCGTGCGGTCCCAGATCGATTCCGACAGCCAGGTCCAGCTCGCCGCGATGAGTCTGATGGCGCTCGGCAGCATCACCGACCCGGCGAACAGCCCGTGGCCGGCCGGCTTTTATTGGGTCGCCGCAGACAATAGTCATGTGTCGATGGATGCGCCGACGACCTATGCTTTCGGGCGAGCCGTCGCCGGCTATGTCAGCGCCTGCATCCTGCGCCTGCGCGCGATCAAGAACATGATTGCCACAGCGGCCGACCAGCCGACGCTCGATGCGATCGATGTGACCGCCGGATATCCGGCGCCGACCGCCTGACGCGGGATCGGCATCTGACTTTCCAGCCGCCTTCTGGCGGCTTTTTTTATGCCCGAAATCCAAGAGGACATCATGACCGACACGACCCTTGCCGGCGGCGCGGGAAGCGCCGCCTATGCCCAGACCGCGACCGGCGTCTTGCTGCTGACGACGCCTTTCTGGTCGGAATTTCTCTACACCGTGAACATCATCGCCGCGACCGTCGCCTCGCTGTGCGGGGCGACGGTCGGGCTGATCGGCGTCTGGCAGATCGTTCGCCGAAAGCGAGGCCGGTCGTGAGCGCCGGCATCACCGAAGCGCCGGATGCACTCGACACGCTGGCTCGCACCCTTTGGGGCGAGGCCCGCGGCGAGGGCGAGCTAGGGATGATCGCCGTCGCCGCCGTGATTCGGAACCGCATCGATATCAGCGCCGAACATGGCGGCGCCTATTGGTGGGGCCGGGATTGGACGAGCGTGTGCCGCGCCAAAAGCCAGTTCTCATGCTGGAACCCCGGCGACCCCAACCGACCCAAGTTGCTGGCGGTCGGCGACGACGATTCCGGTTTCCGACTGGCCAAGCAGGTCGCCGAGCAGGCCATCGAAGGCCGCATCGACGACCCGACCTTCGGCGCCACCCACTACAAGGTGGCCTCGCTGCCCTGGCCCTATGGCTGGGGACATTTCCGGGTGCCGCTGATCCAGATCGGCAATCACGCTTTCTATAACCTTCTCGTGGAGCCCTGACATGGACCCGATTTCGATGGCGCTCGGCCTCGCCCAATATGTCCCCTCCATCGTCCGCTGGCTGGGTGGCGACAAGGCCGGCGACGTCGCCCAGCAGGTCGTCGGCACCGCCGAAACCATCACCGGCAAGACCGGCCAGGCCGCGGTGGATGCGATCAAGGCCGACAGCGCGGCACAACTGGCCTTCCAGCAGGCGATGGCGGCCCAAGCCGAGGACCTGGAGAAAGCCTATCTGGCCGACCGCGCCAGCGCCCGCGGCCGCGACCTGGGCCTGGCGCAAGCCGGCCGCCGCAACATCCGCGCCGACATATTGGCCTATGCCGCCATCGGCGGGCTGATCAGCCTGATCTGGGTCCTGCTGGTCCACTCGATCCCCGAAGGACCGACGCGCGACATATTGCTGATCCTGTCAGGCGCATTGGTTGCGATCGTGAAGGACGTCTACGGCTTCGAATTCGGATCGAGCCGGGGCAGCGAGGCGAAGACAGAGCAGCTGACCACGCTGATGGGCGGGGCGGCAAAGGCCGCGACGAAGTCGAGCTGACCTGACATCGATGATCACATCGGCATGTTACAACTTATTGATTTATAATGATAAAATAGAATGGAGCGAAGCATGCTCTGGTCGGTACAGACGTTCAGGCTCGTTCCAAACGCAGCAGATTCCGGCCTATTTTGCTCAAAAGATCAAATAATGCTGGGAGGATTACCTCTTCTGAGCAAGACAAATTTGGGATTCCAGGTGCGTCCGCTGGATGACCTCCAGAGGATTTTCGACGCTGCGTATGGCGATGACACGACATCGTCTCATCATTATCTAAAAGGCCTCCAATCAATCGCACAGGCACTTGACACTGAAGATGTTGCGCGAGCCGCAATGTTGTGTCTGATGCTCCGGCTACCTGATATTGATCGAAGTGGGATGCTGCGACTCCAGAAGATATCCAGCGGCGGAATCGAGAAATACAGCGATGATCAACCTCGTGACTCGGATGGAAGGTGGACGGACGATAATGGACAGAGCCCCGACAAAGCTATGTCACAGGCATTGTCAGCCAATTCTTCTTTAGCCGGCGGAGTTCGAGAAACCGCCTTTCATTCGACTGGTCGTCGATCTAACCAGCATCGGACAAATTCTAATATCGTGCCGGCGCAGGCTTTGACGCTTCCGCTATTCCCACCATTGACTATCGGTGGAGGTGTTAGCGGATCGTCCAAGCCAAAGGACGACGAAATCTATCCAACCCCCACTTATCAAACGGATGCGGGCCAAGTATCAAACGATAACTCAGCAACACGCGCTCGTGCGTCCACTGACAAAGATCCCCGGACCTGCCCAGATCCAAGCTTCGAAGCAGATTCGGCAGAGCGAAAACCAGGGCAGCTTCTATACCAGGCACAAATCAGCGGGTTGCCGCTTGGCATGGGTGTCAAGCTAAATGGTGTCAAATTCGATGGCTGCAGGGAAAGCGACGGTACAATGCTTGAAGCGAAAACCACGAAGCCCTGGTTTGTAGACATTCCCGATTTTGTCTTCCGTAAATTGAGCGAATATTCTGATACGGTAAGTCAAGCCTTTCGGCAGATCTCTGCCGCCGATGGCCGGAAGATTGAATGGCATTTCGCGGATCCTCGCGTCGCTGCGTTTTGGGATAGTGAATTTAAACGCCTCAATTATAAAATAACTGTCAGGTACACCCCATTTATTCCCGCAGTAATAAAGATTCATTTTGGGGGCAGAACGCCATGAGTCTCGCCATTCACCTTCAAGCGTTTCGTAATAAAGATTTCGATAAATTCGCGCGGTCGATCGTCTGGGACATTTTCGAACCCAAGGCTGGTTGGACTAGAGAGGGTTGGGACCTAACCTACGACGGTCAGTATGGTGGCACCCTCTATCTGAATGACGACGAGCTTATTGGAGGATTTGGAATACAGCGTCCATCAAGCCATGCCATTAGAGATCTCTATGCTGTGGCACGCACGGTGCCCTCGGCGATAAACTTGGATGCTGCCTTCTTCGTGGCGGATGCCGCCTTTCTCGCCGACCTGCCAGATTGGCTAGCACCAGCACTTCCAAAACCGCCGAGAGTCGCGTCGAGCGCAGATCAATTGCTTCAATATTTGGGGCAGGGATAACGCCTTATCATTGCTTTGTGTCCGTCGCCGACCGCCGCGTCTCTATCGAACGTGCAATCCCCAGCATCCGTTCGAGCAAACGAGCGCCGAAGCGCTGCGACAGCCAGCCCAAATCCTTATCGCGCAGCGAAAAAATCAACTCTTTCGACGTCTCGTCGATCCCAAAGTCGAAATGCGTGCCCTTGATCATCCGCGGTTTCACCCCTTCGAGCTTGGTCGGGAATTCCGGCACCATGTTGCCACGAAGCGCGGTCAGCGCGGCGATTGTCCGGTCGAGCTGATCGGCTGTCAGCACGATGCCGGCCAGCAGCTTGCCGTCGCCATTGATCGTCAGGTGCATGGTCTGCCGATCGTTCGCCAACAGTAG